GCATGATGCGTACTTCTGACGCGACGCACGGCCTCTGCACACTCACTGACACAGTAGTTCACTGAGTCCGACCGTTTGCCGTATACTTAGCATGATGCGTACTTCTGACGCTACGCACGGCCTCTGCACACTCACTGACACAGTAGTTCACTGAGTCCGATACGGAGCCGTATACTTAGCATAACGCAGGCTTCTGACGCTACGCACTGCCTCTGCACACTCACTGACACAGTAGTTCACTGAGTCCGATACGGAGCCGTATACTTAGCATGATGCGTACTTCTGACGCTACGCACGGCCTCTGCACACTCACTAGTATTTTCAGGCGAGTAGTTCACTGAGTCCGATACGGAGCCATGTCGGAGTTAACAAACTAAATCCGTAGATAGCATGGTCACCAGTATGAGTAGGGGACTTCTAAGTACACGGCACGACGGTAGCCTGTGCGTACTCTGACCCTCTAGGCAACGCAGAGTCACGGTCGGCTAGGCTAGAACTGCCTGGTGAGGGCTAGCATGGCGGCTTAGTAGCGATTCGGCTATGCTAGAACTGCCTGGTGAGGGCTAGCGTGGAATCGGCTGCCCTCGGCCAATTGGCTCTATGCAGCCGAATGGCTGCCCTCGGCCAATGGCTCTATGCAGCCGAATGGCTGCCCTCGGCCAATTGGCTCTATGCAGCCGATCGGCTGCCCTCGGCCAATGGCTGCCCTCGGCCAATGGCTGCCCTCGGCCAATTGGCTCTATGCAGCCGATCTAGCCAATCTGCCACTCCGACCACTATACGACCGGCACCCCTAGGCAGTTGTCGTGAGGACGGATTCGTTCACCGAGTCCTAGGAGGGCATCTAAGAATTGAAAATCCCGTTTTCCGGTCTTTAAAATGGAATCTGTACCTTTTGATTCGCCATTCGCTGCGTTAGCATGGAGGCGAGGCAAGAAAGGATTGATATGCGAATAGATGTAGACCAACTAACCGGTATCACCCTGACAGCGAAGCAAAAACACTTCCTGAAGTCATGGGTACCTAATCTAGCATTAATTGGAGGATTCGGGTCGGGTAAAACTTTACCTTTTTGCCTTAAAGCAATTTTATTATCCCTATACAATGGGAAAGGCTTTTCGGGCTTGTTAGTTTCTCCGACATTTCAGATGTTCCAGCGAGTTCTCCTACCGACCTTGCGTGACGATGTAATGATGAAGTTGGGAATAAATGCTGACGGCGGTGGAAAGTCTTTATGGGATCACTCAGTTTATTCTCCATCAAAGTTGCAAATCACGATGCCTTGGGGCGGGATCATCTACTTTGGCTCGGCAGATAATCCAGCAAGACTACGGGGGCTGAACCTTGCCTGGTGCGGAGTAGATGAAGCAACTACCGTAAGGGATTTCCCTGAGTTGACCATTTCACTCACTTCAAGGCTTAGAAGGGCTAAGATTGACCCTAAGTCGGGGAGGCCATTGTCCCAGTTCTTTGTCTGTGGGACACCTGAAGGTTTGGACGCAGTTTACCATAAATGGTCCGACCCGCCTCTAGAGGAGGAGAAGGTAGAGTCATGGAAAAAAACCCACGAACTAATCCGAATCTCGACAATTGAAAATCCTGGAGTTCCGGAAGAGTTCATTGATAGTTTAAAAACTAACTTATCCCAAGAACAGGCAAAGGCGTACATATACGGGGAGCATATCGACATTGGAAGGGGTTTAGCGTATTACAATTTTGACAGGGACAAGAACATAAGGGAAGAATCAGTGTACGATCAATCAATGGATCTACACATCGCATGGGATTTCAATATCTCACCAATGAGTATGAGCATTCACCAATGTTACGGATCGGGCACTACAGGACTATTAGTGACCATTGACGAGGTGTCCATAAATAAATCTAACACTAAAGAAGTTTGCGTGGAGTTCATCCGGAAGTATGGCCCTAAAGGGCTTAAGCACTACAAGAATATTTACATTTACGGTGATGCTAGTGCTGTAGTCGGAATATCTAACTATGATGAAATAGAAGAATGGCTAAGGCCAGCATTTAACGGAGATATCTTTAGAAGAGTACCTCGGAAGAATCCGAGGCACACAAGCAGGCTTAAAGCCGCTAATGCTTTGCTTAGCAATGCTAACGGGGATGTCCGCTGGATCGTGAATAAACGCTGTAAGAACCTCATCCGTGACCTCATGGCACAAGGTCTTGAGGAAGATCTCTCAAAAAACAAGAAGCAAAAAGCACAAGATGGAACTACATTAGGGCACATGAGTGATACAGCAGATTACCTCATAGATAAACTATTCCCCTTCAAGCGAATCTCAATACGAGGCGAAACTCCGAACTCAATGATAGATTGGATGGGATGATACAAGACGGCTGGACATTAAATGGAGCAGGACTAGATTCTACAGAAGTGACCATTTTGCAATCCTTGAAGACTGTAGACGGTCTAAATAAGCAGAAATGGCTCTCTCTTGCCTCATACTATAAACGATCAGGTAGGTTAGACAAATGCGAAATAGCGTACCTTGGTGCTAGATATACGGACATTTCAGACAAAGATTTGATGCGTGAATGGTTGGCGGTTTACACACTCAACAGAGGTGGAATGAAGTCGAAAAAAGCACTATTGAAATCAGCCAACATGATAAACGAAGGACTTTTTGAAGTAGTTACTTCAGATGCTAGGGTACTTCATGAAGTACAGCATTTAATCTTCGCACTAGAGAAGCCTGAAGAAAGGGCTTAATGTTTAATCAATTGAGTCAAGGAGATGTACTCCCAATAGACATCGGTGGCGAAATTGAAAAGTGGATCGTGGAGAAAATAAAAACTACCGAAACAGGGGTAGACCTGACCTTGACTTTACAAGTAATGGACAACAAAACAGTTCATCCAGTAGAATACCGAAGAAAACAACTCTTTGAGCCACACAGTGCTATAAAAACAGAAATTCCAACGAGTTGGATTACAGAGGTATAATAATGGGCAAAGACAGCATTCTCCAACGACTCGAACATAGGCATCCTATTTGGAAGTCAAATATTCAATCCTGGGAAGAGATCGACGATGTTCTCTTCGACCATGTTAAAGATAATCCTGAAAGATATGTTGAAAAGGGAGACGAAGAATCTGCGGCTGATTATGAACGACGCTTACGCTTTGCTCGATTCAAAGGAGAACTCAGTCCGATTCTCCATCGTATCGTAGGTGCTGTAACAGCAAGGCCTCCTTCAAGACCTGAAGCGATCACGAATAAATGGGAAGAATTCATTGATAATGTAGATGGGTGTTCAACTCATTTAGATCAGTTCCTTGAAGACAGGCTGTTTGAAACTTTAGGTTTCGGTGCCTCAGTGATTCTTTTGGACCGTGCAATGGTAGACGAAAATGGGTATATAACAGAAATCACGAGCAAGAGATTCAAGCCCACGCTCGAAACAAGGAAGATAGATTCCTATGACCTCGTAACCGTCCCGTACCGGATCTCTCAAGTCGTAGACTGGAGCCTAGACCGATGCGGGGAGTTCCATTGGGTCAGACTATATGAAACGCAATTGCAGTCTGTAGACCTGGAAGAGGACGCAGAGGAAATCGAAATCTATAGAGAATTCGATAGGACTTCCTGGAGAGTTTACGAAGTTAGAACAAAAAGCAACGGTAGCACTACCGATAAAATAACGGAGTTGGTAGCAGAAGGAAATCACGACCTAGGGTTAGTGCCATTGGTGATAGTTTCTCTTCAAAAAGAAAAAGAAATGTCGTTCTATTCTCCGATGAGATACGCTTACCATCATGACATTAGCAATTTCATAGCGGATTCAGATTTGCAATATGCTTCCTGGCTACACGCTCACCCAACCTTAATTGATTTCAGGGCTAATGATGAAGCGACCAGATTGACGGTCGGCCCAGGAGCAGTTATTCGTAGGAACCCAGAATTTAATGAAAATGCTTCGTATCTGGAGTTCCCAAAAGCGAATACAGATCAGTTGCGTACTAATAAAATGGAAGCCGTAGAGGGACTAAAAAGGATTTCGGGGATAGATCCTTTAAGTGGCACTCAAGACCCGCAGGCTGCTTCAGCAAGTGGCAGGTCAAGGGCGATAAGTTTTTCGATCAGTGAAGAAAGGCATCTCAGGAGGGCTGCTAAATCTTTAGCGAGGGCTGAACAAAGATTATTTGAAATTGCAGAGAGATGGGATTCGCCCGAGAAGGAAATACCACCACAAGAACGATTAGTCAAAGGGAGGATTTCATATCCGCAAGTATTTACTTCAGCCGGGACAGAAGGGCTGATTGAGCAATGGCTAGCGACGAGAGACTTAATTAACTCTGAAACATACGATAAAGAAATGCAGATTAAGATAATCGACTCTGCCTTGGGTGACATTTCCTCAGAGAAACGGAACCTGATCCTACAAGAAGTAGAGACGAACGCTACCATCTCTATGATGGACCAATCCGGTCCTGAGAGTTTCGACGAGGGAGTGTCCAATGACGACTTCCTACAGGCGACCAGGGAGCAAGAATCCCATGAAGATGCGATCAAGGAAACTAAAGATAAAGACGAATAGTTTTTTTTGCAAAGCCGACGGTTTTTGTTTATAGTGTAAATGTCTTTCCGGTTTACCGGCTCCTCATTTCCTATGCATGAGGTATATTGTCATAGGTTTCCGGTTTGCGGCGGTTCCGCATAGTTAAGGTTTCGAAATGACAGCGATCAAAGTTAAGTTCGATTCACCAATCACTTGTCGTGAAAATGATGACGAAGAATCAGTTGAGCAAGAACAGTCACCAATGATTTCAGAAACGAAAATGAATCAAATAATGGCTGCAAGAGAAAAGAAAATGCTTAACCAGATTGAGAAGAGAATGAAGAGCATGGGCTTTCTTTCCACTCAAGGGGTTACGGATTTGTTAGACGAGAGGAATATTGCCCTGTCTGGAGCAGAGCAAGAACTTCTCGAAGACGAACAAACTCAAGGAGTGTTGAGTGAAGAACAATCTCTTCCATCCGGAGTTCGTGCAGAACTTTCTAAACTCCATAAAAAACTCGGAAAGATGCAGGAAGACAATACTCGTCTTCAACAAGAATCTGTATCGGAACGAGAAATGATGAGATTGGAAAGAAGGAAGCATAAAACAGAAGGACTTCTGTCTATAGCAGGGGCCGTTAAACCGGAACAATGCTTTAAGATTTTTGACGACTTGGTGAAAGAAGATGATGAACTCGGAGATGTCATTTCCGTGAAAACAGATCACGGTGATGACTTAGTGACGATTGCAGATTACATCGAAACTTTTAAGGAAGAAAACCCTCACCTATTCACTAATACTGCCAAGTCAGGCAGTGGGGCAGGCGGGGGAGGATCAGTTGCATCTAAGTCTAAATTTTCAATCGAATCTCTTCGTGATCCCAAACAGGGCGGAATGTCCTGGGAAGATTATGAAGCGAATCGTGAAACGATTATTTCAGACCTGGAAAAAAACAAAACAAGAAAGCAATAACACATGGCAGCATCTTCTGTCGATATGGTGTACCCCCCAGAGATTTGGGCGAGAGAATCGCTCATGCTTTTACAAGCCTCTAATGTGGTAGCCAACCTAGTTCACCGTGACTTCGAGGATGAAGTCGCACAAGTCGGGGATGTGGTCCACACCAGAGACCCGCAAATGTTTGCGACGAACACACTCGCCAACAATGCAGCGATGACGATTCAGTCGGCTACTGCTGAAAACCTCACCGTCACCTTGGACAAGCATCAGCATGTTGCTTTCGGAATCACCAGCAGGGACCAAGACACTTCGATCAAAAACCTTGTCGAAGAGTTCATGGAACCGGCAGTGATCCCAATGGCAGAAAAGATTGACTCTGATCTGTTGAACTCGACTGACGGGCTTGGTTCAGGAACTACAACTGTAGCCAAAGACGCTGCGGCAGGAGTAAAACTCAAGGACTTTGCTACTGTCCAAAAAACCTTCATGGACAACAAAGTACCGACAGCAGCAACGGGTGGAGTTTCAAGACTCAGTTGCGTGATGAGTCCAGACCATTACCATGAAGCATTGCAGATCAACGAAGTGATCACGGCGAATACTTCCGGAGTCAATCCACCGGCGATTCGTACCGGATACATCAACACCATTTTCGGACTCAACTTGTATGTTGACCAAAATGTTCCCGAAGATGCTGTTGGGGCGGCGACGACTACGATTGATTCATATCAGTCGATCGCTTTCCACAGGAACGCTCTCACTTTCGTTTCTCGTCCACTTGAATCTGTCGGCGGTGAATTCGGAGTCCGTTCTGCTTCCGTCACGAAAGACGGTGTGGGCCTCAGAGTAATGATGTCTTACCAACATACTTACAGTCGTTGGCTTGTTTCCGTTGACCTCCTGTACGGATACAAGATGCTCAAGAACAGCATGGTCGTTCGTTTGATTGATGCCGGAACTTAAACACTGGTGAATAGATCAAGATCTAATACCGGAAAGAGTGGGGTAAAACCCGTTCTTTCCGGTATTTTTGTAACCGTAAATAAGTTCAGGAATGATTGTGTCGGTAAGAGGTGCGTGATCTTGGCTTCCGGTCCGAGCATGTATAAGTTCAACTATGAGGCGTTAAATGACCCGGACATAGTAACCATAGCGATAAACGAAGAAGGTCACCGCAATCTAGAACGACATGTCCCTGATTACTGGATCTTTTCAGACCTTCCTTTCCTGGAACGAATCCTTAAGAATGGATATACACCTTCTCCAAAGACACAAATCGTAATGAAAGAAGATTGTGCTGAGGCTTATGACGGTTCAGATGTAAGAATTAAAAACGCCAAAGAACCTATCGCCGTGTGGACCCCTAAACTTAACAGTAAGAGGTGTCTTAAAGGCGAGTTTTTTATGCACAAAACAACAGCCGCTCCAGCGATTGGTTTAGCAGTGATGCTGGGGATGAAAGATATCTGGTTAGGCGGAGTAGATCTTTGCTATAAAACAACTACTGGATATTACAGTGACCATAATATGGACCGGGTGCCTCCTGACATTCCCTTATCTAAGTTGATTCAAATGGATTCTTCTACGAGGATTACACGGATGCAGTTGCATATGTTAAAGGATCTAACGACCCTTAAATGTGAACTCAGATCGTTGGGGTTGGACTTGTCTATTTATCAAGGTTGTCTTTATTCTCCTTTGGACTGCTTCATTAAAAAGTCATTTAAAGAATGGCATAATGGCAGATAGGGCTGGCGGGCTACCTAAAAAAAGGGGTTGTGGTTCGAGATTATCAAGGAAGCATTCTACTTTAGATCTCGTAGGGGAGCGTACTAAAGTACCGAACCTTATAGAAGAGAAGATTTGGCCGTGCGTTTTCATAAAAGGGGTTAACGAAAAAAGGGCAATCTACCCGAAAACGCAACAAGAACTATTGCTCGGTACTGGTTGGAAATGGATCTCCAAAAGTACGATATTAGCGAACTGCAAATACCCGACCCTGATCGGGGAGTATTTCTTTATCGAACTCCCGATTACTTATAGCAGGTCGAATGAAAAGTATTTCACTAGTTCCTGTAGGCTATACTTGGGTAAAATAGAAATGCCTAAATGTAAGCAAGCACATCGCTGTGCAGTATTAGACATCTCCTCAGAAAACCCTTATAGGAAGGGAACACAAAGGAAGCCTTTGCTGGAATTGGTGGTTGAAGAAATTTGCAGTTGTTTCAACGAAAAGGGTCGTGACCATGAAGGAACTCTCATCCTGTATCGTTGGCGTTGAAGAATTGATAGATGCGGAGTTGGGAAGACACGCCGTTATGTTTTGTCCGGGTGTTTCTTCAGAGTTCGTAGATGCACAACGCTTCGATAGTGATGTTGTAATTACCATCAACTCTATGATCTCAAAGATACATTCCGACTATTCGATTCTAATGGATCCGTATAAGTTAGATGATATCTTCCTGTGGTTTGAGCATAGGTCAAAAACGACAATGGTGATAAGTGAGGAAGTCTTACAAAGATTGGAAGATAACCCGCCAATAGATTACAGATACGGTAGAAGTGGTTATTCTGAAATTTTAAAGACGAAAGGGATCGTCAGTCACGACAATATAGAGCCGTTCGGAAGCAGTAGTGAATCAATAATAGTTGCTTTTGAAATGGCAGACTTGCTCGGCATTTCTTCGATGGATATTTACGGGCTGGACTTATGCTCCTCATCCCAGAAAACACACGCCTACAACCTTGGTAAAGTTGGGAACAAGTCAGGTACTGTGTTGCCTAATGGTTTATATTCATATGTTGAATGGCAGTCTTTGAAGAAGTTGATCGAAAAGGAATGTTACCGATGGTCACACATGAGGATAGTAAACAGAAGCGAACGATCCATACTCGAATGCTTCCCGAAGGAGAGACGATATGATGGGGATATTTAGTGCTACAAAAAAAGGAGGAGATGAAATACTCGTATTGTGGATTTCAGAAGACGGATTCAAATCTTTATGCGTTGATGAGTCCGGAAAGTTAGAAATGTTGGGCACTTTGTCATTGAAGGTCATACAACCTCTTCCGCTTGTCAATGAAACGGAACGAGAAGATCGACAAAGGAAAGTAAACATCAAGGAGTTCACTTCATGAGTAGGCTGAATGTATTTTCGTGCAGGAGGAAAGACGGATCTTGTGCGACTTTATTAAAGGTGAGGAAGAAAGACTTATTCTTGAAGTTGAAGAAGGTCAGGGAGTTCAAGAGGAGATTGGATATTTGCTTCGGAAGATGCGAAGAACAAGGTGATTGGATTTTGATCCCTTGGGAGGTCACCTTAACACCGGCTACGAGGACAAATGATGCCGTCGGATATAAATGGGAGGAAGGATATGTTGATGAAGTATTCCTACTAGATGATAGGACTCCTCCGGCTTTTGATCGCTTCTTCCCATTTGGAATAAAAGGGGAAGAAGCGAGAAAGACTAAAGAATACCCAGGTATCGGAACGGTCTTGAGGGAAGTTCGGAAGTTCGGAATTAGGGTCAGAACTGGATTAGAGACCGGAGATTTCATAAGCACATGAAAAGACTCGATTTCCTCGAAATAGGGACTAGCGATTTCGACACTCTAATCGAACTTGCCGGTCCTGATAGTATTGGCGTTTCAGTAGAACCGGTTAAGTATTACTACGACAGGTTGCCCGATAAGTCAGGTGTAAAGAAACTCAATGTTGCTATTTCTGATAAAAGAGGAAGTGGTAAGATCTATTATATCCCACCAGATACAATAAAGGAGTTGGGGTTATTTAAAGATTACCGTGGTTGTAACTGTTTGAATACGCCGCATCCTACAGTAGTACAGTCATTACTCAATTTGGGTTATAACCCCGATGAGTTTTTCGTTGAAGAAGATGTTTGCATCCTTAAGTATTCTGATTTGGTCGCTTTATGCGGATTTTCGGAAGTGAAGTATTGTAAAATAGACACAGAAGGACACGATTGCAAAGTGATCAAGTCCATTCTCGATTACGGCGATGTGCTTCCAGAACGGATTAAGTTTGAAAGCAACACTTTAAGTAAAACTAAAGAAATAGCAGCCACCATCTTGAGATTAAAGCATTCTGGGTATAAGGTAATAGAACAATCACGGACTGATACTACGGTCCAGTTCTGCATTTAGAACTAAATAAGACCTTTCTTTCGTTCGGGGGCGGGTTTGCCCATATATTGCGAACCTGCCTCCATTTGTTTATACTAACACTATGAAAATGCTATTCGTTTCAGCAACTCCTTTAGCGGGTATGCCGTGGAGGACCATGAAGGTTTGTAATCGCTTCTTAGAAGAAGATGGCGGTTGGGCTAAACCGATAATATATGACGAAAGAGCATACGGTAAAAGAATGTACCCTCCGGGTATAAGCGGAAGTCCTTCTGGAATAGAAGAAATCTACGAAGAAGCAGATGTGGTAATCTTGGCTTCCTATATGGGTGAGGAACATGCTAGGGGCAAGCCATATACAAGGCACTATTCGACAGAACCTTTCCGTTGGATAGATAAAACCCCTGGAAAGTATAACTCAACGGTAGTAGCACAATATCAAGCCAGATTCGCAGAACACCTAGATGTCTTACCTAATGTCATGCCGATAGACGATCCACTATTCAAGCCAGGGATCAAATCAGATGAGACTATTAATATAGTTTACACTCCTACTTCTAGAGCAAATGACGGATGGGCCAATAAATCTTATAAGGAAGTGATGCTTGTATTCAGGAGGATCCTGAATGACTTAGACTTGAAGAATAAAGTGAACATTTACCTTTTAGAAAATGTTCCATATGAAACTGTGATGGCTGCTCGCCGTAAAGCACACATCGTGATAGACGAATGCTCGACTGGATCATATCATTCGACAACGCTAGAAGGTTTGTCATGCGGTGCTTCGGTTTTGGTTTGGATAGATCCAGATACTCAACATGCGATAAAGCGTTTATTTGAAGAAGATATTTCGTTCCCTGTGATTCAATCATTAGAAAAAGAACTGTACCAGAATCTAAGAATGTTAATAGAGAATCCCACATTGTTGAAATCCAACATGAAAGAGAGTCGCAAGTGGATGGAGAAGCATTACTCAGAGCAATGGCAAGCGGGCAAATGGATAAAGTGGCATCAGAACTTCCTCTTGAATTCAAAAACGAAGTTGACAAACTGAATGAACTCTCGGACACTGGAGATGTCTCCGGAATCCTTGAAATGGCTCGTAAGGCTTTGGACAGGACCGTTCAAATTCTAAAAGAAGAGGAAACAAAAAAATGAGTGACGCATTGGGGACTTCAGAAAGTTCGGGAGTGTGCTGCGGCAAGGGACCATCGTCGGCCACGCTCGGGATCAGCGGTCGAGCGACCGTCGAAATGTACGAAGGCGAAGATCGACTGTTCACCGCCGACAACGGATCGACGCACACGCTGTCCGAACTGTTGGACATGGGAACAGTCGCAGCCGCTTCGATCTTCAAGGAGATCGGGCAGGGCTTCCGTTACCAAGCCGAAAATATCGAAGCAGGGTTCGTCCAATATCTCGGATTGTGGGTTCGTCCGGCGAACCTTGTCGAGATCCGTAACCAACCGAACCTCGTTCTGACGAACGGCAAGGCGACAGTGGCCGCACGAATGGCCGATGTGGTTTCGACCACCGCACCGAAGAACCCGACCGGGATCACGGTCGGCACGGGAACGACGGACCCGGCAATCGGCGACACCGATATCGAAACGGTTGCGGGTGGGACGACTCCGTTCCTTGCTTTCGACGCAACTTATCCATCGAGGTCGGGAGCGGTGACGACATGGAAAACGACATTCGGAACCGCCACCGTCAACAGTCAAGCAATCACCGAGGCGGTCATGGTTTCGGCTCAGGCATCGGGCGATGCAATCAGTCGCATCGAGTTCGCCGTGATCAACAAGGGAACGAACGACACGCTTGCGGTTCAGTTCGAATGGACATTCGCATAGAAATGCTACCTTAGCATCGACCTTCTTCAACGGTCCTCGGACTTTGGTGGGCTTCTGTCCGGGGACCGTTACTTTGTCGAAAAAAGGTAGTGTGAGATGGCGACATACGAGTTCGAATACACGAATCCGACTCCGAATCTAAACAACGGCGGACTGGTCGGACAAGGTGAAGTCTGGCGTGGCACGGGGAAGACGATCACCGGGATCCGTGCCAAGTTGTCGTCCGGTTCTGGACGATTCAACATCAAACAAGGCAAGCCGAACGCACCGTTGCTTGACAATAGCGATTACGACGCTGACGGCGATTTGATCTGGCATCTCAGGGCGAGAGATCTCCATGTCAAATCCGATGGAACAGTCCGAGCCGATGATGACAACTTCAACATCTGGTATTCATACGACAAAGACCTGGCATCGTTCCGACAAACCGATTCCGCAAGGGAGCCAGTATATAAGACCGTAACGGGTCCGGGATCGAACGAAGGAGTCACCTTCGATGCCGATTTCCTCAACGGATACCAAGGCACATTTGCCCTCCCTTACGATGCTGACTTCACAATCTTCGCAGTCGTCGGAGATTTCGTTTCAGGTAACAACCGCCCGATAGTTGGAACAATAGATACAGGCGACACGGCATGGAAGTCTGTGTGGGGCCACAAAGGCGGCGATCTCAGAATCCGCAATGATAGCGGCAACGAATACAACGATGGAGATCCCGACCTCGGTACCGACGAGATCCGTTGCCTGAAATGCGTGAACTCGACGACGACTCGATCGCTTGTTTCCGAATGGGTCAATGGCGGTGTAGGAGTATCGTCGCCGCTGACAGGTTTGTACGGTGACGAGAACATAACCATCAACAGTTCGACAGGTGGTTGGACCTTCAACGGTCTCGCCGCATCTCAGCGAGACCGTAACGGAAGCACCCAATCAAGATGGTTCAAGGGTGCGATCTCCGAGATCCTTCTGTTCGACACAGCACTCAGCGATGCCAATCGGGAACTGATCGAGGGATACCTTGCACACTTCTACGGATTGACCGGAGACTTCTCCGCAGGTCACCCGCACAAGACGACGAATCCGTTGCCGACTGCCGAGTACGATCTGGCCGACGATATGATCGTGAAATCGACCTACAACCTCACGCCGTCGATTAACATTCCGTTGGAGCAAGGACACCCGATAAACTTCTATCTCACCGAATGTCAGAATCCGGGAACGCTCACAATTGAAATCACCGTGACCTGATGGCTATCGAAGTCGTTGACCTATTCGGAGATCCGTTCTTCTCGGCGAACTCCGGAACCGGCGACATCACGCTGACCATCGAAGGGGAGAACGATGGCGGGTCCGCCATCGACTTGCAGGATGGCGATGTCATCATCTTGCTCCACGGCTCCGAATCGAAATCCGAGATCAATGAGGTTACGAATGTAGACCCCGATGGTTATCCGACTCACCCGTCCGCAGCGTTGACGATAACGGCGGCGGGCGGCGGTCAGATTTCAACGGGTTGGACCGATCTCGGATTCATGAAATCGTCCGGTAACCAAGGCCGATCATCCGGCGGAGCGTTCGGTCTGATTATCGACGATGCCGTCCACGCTGTCGGGAATATCGATGTCGTCTTCGACCCGTCCAATAACACGAGCGGGGTCCAACCTCGTTATGTTCGATTAATGGTTTTTCGTGGCGTGGACACCTCGAAGATATTCACGACTGAACATCTAGCGTACACGAGATCAACCGTATACGACCATCCCGATCTAAGATATGTCCAATGGCCCGACAACACCGACAGCAATTGGACGGTTGGCAATGTCACCGACAACTTCATGGCGATCTTCCACGGAACTTGGAGACAACATCAGGCTCCGGTATTCATCGCTGATACGCAGTCGAATCTCCCTGGAACGCACACGATGCCAACGACTTCGACACCGTGGGACACGGATCCGCCGTGGGCAAACGACGACTCGGGTACGCCGAACTGGGCAACGAGCGGAACAACCGAAGGCGGATGGGAATTGCATCCGATCGGTTTCCGGACCGTAAACTTCTTCAAGAAGTACACCAGTTTCTCGACCTTCGATGGCGACCTACCGTATGGATGGGCTTGCAACCAAGACCAAGACACTGCCGGGACCACGGGCCGGGACACCAACTCGGGTATGACGATGCTCATCGTTCTTCCCGAGGCCGCTGCCGGGGGAACGGATTACACCGAGACGGCGACGGAAACAGTCACGGCTACGGAGACCGATACCCTCACGGTGACGGCGGACATCTCGACGACCGAGACGATCACGACAACGGAGGCCGACACCCTCACGGTGGCGGCGGAGATCATCGCAACCGAGACGGCGACGGCGACCGAAGTTGACGATCAAACCTTCTCACCGGGTCAGATCAACTACACCGAGACGGCGACGGAAACAGTCACGGCTACGGAGACCGATACCCTCACGGTGGCGGCGGAGATCTCAGCCACGGAGACGATCACGACAACGGAGACGCTCACCGAAGAGCAAATGGTCGCCGAGTTCGCCGTTGAACAGATCGCCGAGACTGTCACAGCCACAGAGACCGATTCGCTCACGGTGGCGGCGGAGATCTCAGCCACGGAGACGGTCGCAGCCACGGAGGCCGATTCGCTCACGGTGGCGGCGGAGATCTCAGCCACGGAGACGGTCGCAGCCACGGAGGCCGACACGCTCACGGTGGCGGCGGAGATCTCAGCCACGGAGACGGTCGCAGCCACGGAGGCCGACACGCTCATGGTGGCGGCGGAGATCTCAG